TCGGTGCGTCTGAGCGCCGTTGCTGACCTATTCTTCTCTGGTAAAGTCTGGGCTCCTGATACACGCTGGGCACGAGAGGTGATCGAGGAGATCGCTGCATTCCCTGTGGGGGAGCATGACGACTATGTGGACACGACCACCCAAGCCCTGCTGCGCTACCGTCAGGGTGGGTTCATCCGGCTGGACAGCGATGAGAAAGACGAACCCCAGATTTTTAGACGCAGACAAGCTGCTTATTACTAAGGACAGATCATGGCAACCAACGTAGACAAATCCCTGTACCAGCAACCAATGGGGATTGACGCGCTTGCACAAGATGAAGAACCCCTTGAGATTGAGATCGTTGACCCCGAGGAAGTGAACATCGGCATGGATGGTATGGAACTGAGCATAAGGCCGGGGGACGATACAGAAGGCGACGAAGGCTTTAGCGACAATTTGGCCGAGTACTTGGACGATGGCACACTAAGTAAGATAGCCGGAGACTTATCCTCAGACATTGACAATGACCGCTCCAGCCGCAAGGACTGGGAGAAGGCATACACCGAGGGTTTGAAGCTCTTGGGCCTCCAGTATGAGGAACGCACTGAGCCGTGGGACGGGGCCAGCGGTGTGTTCCACCCCATGATTACCGAAGCGGTTGTACGCTTCCAAAGCGAGACCATTACGGAGATGTTTCCGGCCTCCGGCCCGGTGCGTACCAAGATTGTTGGCAAGGAAACCCCAGAGAAAACTCAGGCCGCAGCGCGGGTTGAGGAGGACATGAACTACGAGTTGACGGAGGTCATGCGCGACTTCCGACCCGAGCAAGAGCGCATGCTGTGGAGCCTCCCGGCTACTGGCTCGGCGTTCAAAAAAGTCTACTTTGATCCCAACTTAGACCGGCCCGTCTCCACATTTATCCCTGCCGAGGACATGCTGCTGCCCTACGGCGCGACGGACTTGGATACCTGCTACCGCATTACGCACGTAATGCGCAAGACCAAAAACGAGATTCTCAAGCTGCAAAAGGCGGGGTTCTACTTGGATGTGGACTTGCCCGAGCCCAACAAGGAGTCCACAAATATCCAGAAAGCCAAGGACAAGGAAACGGGCTTTACGGATTTGAACGACGACCGGTACACGCTGTATGAGTGCCATGTGGATTTGGACTTGAGCGAGTACGACGACAAGGCTGACAGCAAAGCTGAAGACGGCGAGGATGACGATGAGGGCATAGCCCTGCCGTACGTGGTCACTATGATTAAAGGCGACAACACGGTGCTGTCCATCCGGCGCAACTGGTTGGAGGACGACAAGCTCAAACTAAAGCGCCAGCACTTTGTACACTACCAGTACATTCCCGGCTTTGGTGCGTACGGCTTTGGTTTGTTTCATTTGATTGGCGGGTTTGCCAAGTCAGCCACATCCTTGATGCGCCAGTTGATAGATGCAGGAACCCTTTCAAACCTGCCCGGTGGTCTGAAGGCCCGTGGGCTGCGGATCAAAGGCGACGACACCCCAATCTCCCCCGGAGAGTGGCGCGATGTGGACATCGGTTCGGGAGTGTTGCGTGACAACATCATGCCCCTGCCGTACAAGGAGCCAAGTCAGGTTCTGTCGGCGCTACTAGATAAGGTAGTGCAAGAGGGGCGTAACTTTGCGTCCACAGCGGACATGAAGGTCTCGGACATGTCGGCCAACGCCCCGGTGGGTACAACGCTGGCAATTCTTGAACGCAGTTTGAAAGTGATGACGGCGGTTCAGGCGCGGTTGCACTACTCGTTTAAGCAAGAATTACGCCTTTTGTCCACGATCATCCGCGACTACACGGAAGATAAGTATGACTACACGCCCGAAGGGGGCTCGCCAAAAGCCAAGAAAAAAGATTATGACCATGTGGATGTCATTCCGGTCAGCGACCCCAATGCAGCCACTCTGAGCCAGCGGGTTGTCCAGTACCAAGCGGTCATGCAAATGGCACAGGCTGCGCCGGACATCTACAACATGCCTCAGTTGCACCGCAATATGTTGGCAATTTTGGGGATTAAGAACGCCGACAAACTCGTGCCATTGCCGGAGGACATGAAACCGGTTGATCCGGTCAGGGAGAACATGGCAGTCCTCAAGGGTGAGCCGGTCAAAGCGTTTCTGAACCAAGACCACAAGTCGCACATCGCAGTGCACATGGCGATGATACAAGACCCCGTGATAACACAAGCCATTGGCCAAAACCCCAAGGCACAAGTAATAGGGGCTGCGCTCATGGCGCACGTAGCCGAGCATGCGGGGTTCTTGTACCGCAAGCAGATTGAGGAACAACTGGGGATGACGTTGCCCAAGGACGATGAGCAGATTGCCCCGGAGATTGAGCAGGCGTTGTCACAGATGATGGCCCAAGCAGCGCAGCAGTCACTGCAAATTAACCAGCAGCAGCAAGCCCAGCAACAATCGCAACAACAAGCCCAAGACCCATTGGTGCAGATGCAGCAGCAAGAGATGCAGCTTAAACAGGGCGAGTTGCAGCTCAAGCAAGGCGAGTTGCAGCTTAAAACCCAGCTTGAGCAGGCACGCTTGCAGCTAGATCAAACGCGCTTGCAGATGGAGCAAACAGGGATGCAAGGCAAGATGAAGTTGGACGCAACCCGTATTGCCATAGATGCCGCCGCTAAAAACGATGCCAACGAGATCAAACAAAGCGAGTTGGCAGCAAACATGCAACTCAAAGGCATGCAGATGGGCGCGCAGATTAAACAGAGTCAGGAAAAGCAGACCTTTGACCAAGAGCACGCTGGGATAAAACTCGGTGCGCAAATGGCCAAAGACAAACAGACGCAGAAACTTGAGACGCTTCAAACGGTAGCCAACGTGGCTAAACCGCCAACAACCGGAGAAACTAATCCATGATCCAAGACTTCGCACGCGTATTGCGCGAACAAATACGTACGGACATGAACAACTATACGGACGATATGGCTGGTGGAGCCTGTCGTACGTTTGACGAGTACCAAAAACTCTGTGGGGTTATCTCGGGTCTAGCCCTTGCAGAGCGTTATCTTCTTGACCTGCTAAAGAAAGCTGAAAACTCAGATGAATAGTATTGATCTGTCCCCCGGTGCTTTTGCGCTGCCTGAACCCATCCAGCCAATGGATGCACCTGAACCCGAAGCAACCGCTGAGGAAAAAGCCACGCAACTACCTACCCCACAAGGGTGGAAAATTTTGTGTGCCGTACCTGAAGTCGATCAAAAGATTGCAGGGACATCGCTTGATCTCGTCCGAGATACAGCAAGTTTGCGCCAAGAAGAACACGCCTCAACGGTGCTCTTTGTGCTCAAAGTCGGTGCGGATGCGTACGCCGATAAAGCCAAGTTCCCCACAGGAGCATGGTGTAGTCCGGGCGACTTCGTGCTGGTACGTACTTACTCTGGTACGCGTTTTAAAATTTTTGGAAAAGAATTTCGTCTCATCAACGACGACCAAGTTGATGCTGTTGTGCAAGACCCACGCGGGTTAACCCGTGCGTAAAGGAGCTTTATATGGACAAATTTAAATTTCCTGATGAGCAGGAAGAAAAGATTGAAGTGGATGTGTTGTCCAAGGACGACGACATTGAAATAGATGTTATTGACGATACCCCGGAACGGGATCGAGGCCGCAAGCCTTTGGACAGGGAAGTTGCCGATCCTACGGACGAAGAAATCGAGTCTTATTCGGACAAGGTAAAGTCACGCATTAAGGAACTTACCCACGCCCGTCACGACGAGCGCCGGGTAAAAGAATCCGTTTTGCGGGAAAAGGAGGAACTGGAGCGGTTCACCCAAAACCTGCTTAACGAGAACCGACAGCTTAAGGGCTACGCGGAAAATGGGGCTAAAGACCTAGCCGTTTCGTCGCTTAGCGCGGCTGAATCGGAAATGGAAAAAGCCCGCCGTCAGTTTAAAGAGGCGCAGGAAGCCTTTGACACTGATGCTATTATTGCGGCGCAGGAAGCTATGACTGATGCCAAGTTTCGTCTGGAGGCAGCGAAAAATTTTCGCCCACCCTCTTTACAAACCATCAGCGATAGTGTACAAACGCAACAACCCGCACCCCAACAGGTGCAGCCCGACGAAAAAGCACTGCGCTGGCAGGCAAAAAACCAGTGGTTCGGCGCTGATGGGTTTGAAGAAGTTACCAGCTACTCACTAGGGCTGCATAAGAAGCTAGTTAATTCGGGGATTGATCCCCGCATGGATGATTACTACGAGCAAATTGATGCTCGCATACGAGGTAAATTTCCCGAAGTTTTCGGGCGAAGCCAAAATGAAGGTCGGCGACCTGCATCCGTGGTAGCTCCATCGACACGTTCGACAGGAGTAAAACGAGTCGAAATTACGAGGACAGCGGCAGCGCTGGCTAAGAAGTTCGGTTTAACCCCGCAGCAATATGCTGTTCAAGTAGCAAAGTTGGAGGCCCAAAATGGCAACGCGTGATCCCCGTGATATTTCTACCCGCGAAAAATCTGTTCGCTATGTTTATAAACCGTCGAGTTCTTTACCCGACCCTACTCCTGAACCCGGATACACATATCGCTGGATAGCGACTGCGGTACACGGCAATGCAGAAGTAATGCGGCCTAACGTGTCACGCAAACTGCGTGATGGGTATGTCCCGGTGAAGGCAGAAGACCATCCGGAGCTTATGATTGTTGGCAATGAAAAGTCAGGTAATGTCGAAATTGGGGGACTCATGCTTTGCAAGATTCCTACCGAGAAGGCAGAAGCGATGGCTGAGTATTTCAACGGTGAAGCACAAAACCAGATGGACTCGTTGGATAATAGCTTTTTGCGACAAAATGACCCCCGCATGCCGTTATTTGCAGACCGCAAGTCTTCAGTATCACGCGGCGGATTTGGAAATGGTATTAAGTAATTAGGAGTTTTTATGGCATATCCTGTCGTATCAGCACCGTATGGTTTGCTACCGCAGAACCTTATTGGAGGTCAAGTATTTGCTGGTTCTACCCGCATGTACCCCATCCAGTACGGTTACGCGACTGACATCTTCTACGGTGACTTTGTTGTTCTATCCCGTGGTCGCCTCCAAAGGGCTTCCGTTTCTACTGGCACTGGTTTGAATCAGACCGTCGGTATTTTCTTGGGCTGCACTTACACCAACCCCACGACTAAGCAAAAGTTGTTTTCTCAATATTGGCCCGCAAGCACCACTGCCGGTGACTGCCAAGCCTATGTTTATGATGACACTGACGCTATCTTCAAGGCGGTTGTTTGCAGTTCCGGCACTACTGTTGCTTCTGGCGCTATGGCGATGATTGGCACTAACCTGTCAGCCATCAACAACACCGGCAGCACCAACACCGGCAATTCTGCTAATGCTGTTCTGGCTCCTTCGGCTACTCCCGTCACCACTACTCTGCCTCTGCGCATGGTTGGTTTGGTTATGGAAACCGCAGTTTCGCTGGGTACTGCAACCTATAGCAGCATTTCTACTGCTACTGTGACTTGTTCGGCCCTGCCGTTCGCGTTGCCAGTTGGTACTGATGTTGGTTCGCTTGCCGCAAACGGTCAATTTATTGCCGGTAATTCTTTTGTGGCTACTGCCGCCTCCGCTGGTGCAACATCGTTTGTACTAGACCAAGCGCCAGCAACTGCATTTGCTGCAAGTTCTACGCTTGTATTCACCCAGTATCCCGAAATCTTGGTTAAATTAAACCAAGGTTTGCACGGTTACTATTCTGCCACTGGCGCATAAGGAGCTAAATCATGGCTATTTCACGCGCACAACTGCTCAAAGAGCTACTCCCCGGTTTGAATGCTTTGTTCGGTCTGGAGTACTCACGTTACGGCGAAGAGCACAAGGAAATCTACGAAACCGAAAAATCGGAGCGTAGCT